ATCCAACCGTAGTAGAAAATATTTCTGTTATTGGTCCAGCTGGAGCACGCTAATGAGTGATTTTAATTTTTATAATCCATATTACAAACCAAATCCTGGTATTAAAAAGATTGTACCAGATCCTTTGTATAACCCAAATAATGCTCCGTTCATATCTTCCGGTACAAAGCTAGCTCGAGGTGTATCAATAGGAAAGTTTTTAGGTGGTGTAGGTGAGAAAACAAATATGAATCATATTACTGATGATGCTGAAAGATTACAGATTGCACGTCAGTTCTATCTACAAGCCATGGCAATGAATACAGTCAATACTGATTTAGGTCAATTTCATCAAAAACGATTAATTGTAGTAGAAGGTCTATATAAAAAAGGCCCGGAAGAAAAACTAGTTACCGGCGGTCTTAATGATTTAGCGACAAAAGGACGTGTAGTTGTGTATCAATTACTTAATAATGCTGGTATACCTGATCATGCCGCAATGTTTGACTTAGCTGTTTATTGGAAAGATAGTTTGTTATATGAGAAAATTATATTAGATTATGACAGATATAATCCTAATAAATCTCTAGAATGCCATGTCATATTACAAATGCCAAAAGTTAATTCCACTTATAAAGGAAACTTTACTAAAACATTAGAAACAAGATATAACGGATCTATACAAACTACTGGCGAACTTATAGAAATACTCGCTTAAAGATTATAAATAGTACAAATTATTTGGAACGGTCATGGCAACGAATAGAGCATTTGCAGTAGAAGACGGAAACTTATCAACCGGTAGCGTTGTAACTTCTAGATCTAAAAATTATGTAGACATAGATCTTTCTTTTAATGCAAAGACAAACGGAGATATATTTAAAAAAGTTGATGCCGCTGCTGTAAAGCAAGCGGTAAAAAATATATTAACGACCGGAACAGGAGAAAAACCATTCCTACCTAATTTTGGTGGTGGAATTGGTGATGCTCTTTTCGAAAACATGGATGATGGTACATCTTTTGAGATAGAACAAGCTATTATTGCTTCTATTAATAACTATGAACCTCGAGCAATAATAGATAAAATAGATATATCAGACAATCCAGATACTAACGCAATAGATGTAACAATTCGATTCGGTATAGCAAACGTCGGCGAACTTGTTACTGTAACCACATCTTTATCAAGGCTGAGATAACATGGCAACTACGGTACAAAATAGTCAATTAGATTTTGATGCTATCAAAGACTCTTTAAAAACATATCTTGCAAAACAACCAGAATTCGAAGACTATAACTTTGAAGCGTCAGGTCTTTCTAATATTTTAGACGTACTTGCATATAATACACATTATAATGCATTGACTGCTAACTTTGCTTTAAACGAATCATTTCTTACAACTGCGCAATTACGTAGTTCGGTCGTATCTCATGCTGCTACTCTGGGTTATGTACCAAGATCCCGGACTGCATCAAGAGCTGAAGTACAATTAACTATGAATCTTGCTGGCGTTGTAGGTCGACCTAGCTCTATTATAATAGGCGCTGGTTATACATTTACTGCTGATGCTGATGATGTAACATATACTTTTCAGACATTAGAAGATTATGCAGCGACAGATAATGGCGAAGGTTTCTACCAGTTTCTAAATGAAAATGGCGGAAGTACAATACAAATATTTGAAGGTGTGCAAAAACAAAAAACGTTTTTTGTCGGTGACGTGGGTGAACGTCAGTTATATATCCTACAAGACGAAACTATGGATACTGGAACTGCTGCAGTTTACGTGTATGAAACTGCATCGAGCTCTTCGTTTGTATCTTATAATCCAATTACTACTGCTACTAATGTTAATTCTCAGTCACGCTATTATCAAATATCAGAAGCACCGAATGGTTATTACGAATTAAATTTTGGTGATGGAATATCATTTGGCGCATCACCGACAGCTGGTAATAAAATCGTAGTTACATATCTATCTTGTAAAGGAGCTGCAGCCAATAATGCTTCTACATTTGCTCCAGGAGCTCAGATAAATGTTCCGAGCGTTGGCAATTATCCTTTAGCCGTTACTACAGTTGCTGCATCTGGTGTCGGTGGGCCAAGACAATCAATAGAATCTATTCGACAGAACGCTCCTATTTCTTTCGCTGCACAACAAAGACTTGTAACAGCCGATGATTATCGTGCAGTAATACAGAGAAATTATTCAACAGTTACAGATGCTATTGCTTGGGGCGGTGAAGATAATGTACCAGCAGATTTTGGTAAAGTATATGCATCTCTTGTATTTGAAGATGGTACGACTGAAGCACAGAAGACAGCGGTCAAAAACTCAATCGTACAAGATGTATCAAATAATCTTTCTATTCTTTCTATTGATACGGTATTCGAAGATCCACAAACAACATATCTTGAAGTTATTGTAACATTTAACTTTGATCCAAATTTAACTGGACAAACTGTTAAATCAACAGAATCAACTGTTTTCTCACAAGTACAATCATATGTTAATAATAATTTGAAAAAATTTGGTGGAATATTTAGAAGATCTGAGTTGTTAGGAGACATCGATGATATTAATGATGCTGTTCTTAACTCTCGTGCATCAGTAAAATTACAACAACGATTTGTTCCAGATTTATTACAATCAACATCATATAAGATATACTTTCCTGTAGAATTAGCATCTAGTCCTACAAATTTTGTTATAACTTCTTCTACATTTCTTTTTGATGATAAAGTTTGTTTTATTAGAAATGCTTTAAATAATACTAAACTACAGATTATTAACTCTGGAGGCGCTGTTGAAATCGATAATATCGGATCGTATGAACCATTAACTGGTACAGTTAGCTTAACTGGATTTGCGCCAACAGCTATTACTGCTGGTACGAATTATATTAAATTAACATGTACTCCAGCTAATGAATCTACAATTAAACCATTACGAAGTTATATTTTAGATTTAGACGAAGGTACATCATATGCTACAAGTGTAGTAGATAGACAACGGACAGAAATTAGTCTTGGAGGCTCAACTGGTGTGACTTCATCTGCAACAGGTGCATCTAATACGTATGTAAGATCTCCAAGCATACCTTCATCCGGATATTAAAATGTCTCATCGACCAGACTATAATAGAACAAATTTAAATTTACGGGCGTACAGTATTAAAGATGTACTACCTCAATATTATGCCAGTTCCTATCCAAATCTGATTACCTTTCTAGAAGGTTATTATGATTACATGGATTCTGATGGAACAATTGATGCCTTACAAGATTTATATAGCTTATATGATTTAGAAGCAACTGACTTAAAATACATTGAGAAGATATTTGCATCGATTGCCGATGGTGCTAACTCAACATATTTTGGTGAGCCGCGCGAAGTACTTCGTAACTTTGCAAATTTTTATAGGGTTAAAGGTACAAAGTTTTCTGCAGAAGGATTTTTTCGGGCGTTTTATGGATTAGATGTTGAAATAGAATATCCAAAGAATAATCTTTTTGTTGTAAGTGAATCAAAAATAGGAACAGAATCGCTTCGTTATATTCAAAACGGTGCTTTATATCAAATATTTTCTGTTCTTATTAAATCATCTATTCCATTAAGTACATGGAGAGAATTATATAAAAAGTTTGTACATCCGGCTGGATTCTTTTTAGGTGGCCAAGTTGTTTTAGAATTAACATCGACTAATTCAGAATTTTTAGTAATGCCAGATAATATTGATCAGCCGCCATCCCCACTATTTGCTGAGGGTGTAGCTAATTATACAATACCAAATGGATTAGTAGAAACATTTGGTATTCTTCCGGACGATGGGGATTCAGATACAGTGGTAGAACGTATTGATCTCAAAGCAAAAGTTGGCGATTATGCAAATATGCGGGCTGACGTCTTTGCTGCATCTTATGGTAAAATAGATGATACGATGAATATTAACTCGCCGACATTTGATGATTCGGCAAAAGACTTTGCACCATTCTACGATAGCGGAGAAGCAGGACCTTCAATCGATCAGCATGGTGTGAGAATGAGTAACGATATAGAAAGGTTCGATCAAGCACTCTGGTTCTATGACTCGGCTGCTGGAAATCCACGCTATATGACAATTGGTTATGTCGACTCAGATTACGTAGAACTTACTTAGAGGTAAAAAAATGGCAATTACATTACGAAATACTAAAGGGACGGCATTGACCCACGTCGAGCTCGATGCCAACTTTACCACACTGCAAAGCGCTGACTTAGATTCGGCGGCGGTTACATCTATTGCACAAGCATTAGATAATTCTCAGTCAATATTAGACTCTGCTGCAGTTACAACAATTGCACAAGCTGCGCAAGGTAATTTAAATTTAAATACTATCGCCGGTGATTCTGATATAAATTTTGGAACACATAAAATATTATATTCGAATAACTATGATTCACTTGGCGCATTACCAGCTGCTGGAACGTATCATGGTATGTTTGCTCACGTTCATGCCGAAGGTGCAGGATATATGGCACATGGCGGAGCTTGGGTAAAGCTAGCTAATTTTAGTGACGTCGGTACAGGAATCGACTCGGCTAAAACAATATCGCTTGTTGATTCAAATTATGTTTCTGCTAGGATTGGTAGTGTAGGCGGACATACAGATGTTAATATGTCTGGCATATCCAATAACCAGATTCTCAAGTGGGATTCTGCTCAACAAATGTTTGTAGCAGCTGCTGACGTAAGTGGCGGTGGTGGAGGCGGAGGTCTATCCTATTCAGACTTTAGCGTTTCTACAAATTCTGCAGGATCAGCTGCCTTATCATATAATAATGGTACTGGTGTATTCTCATATACTCCACCAAACTTATCAAGTTATATAACAGATTATAATGTAATACAAAGTGATGTAACAGCACATCAGGCTGCACTATCGATTACAGAATCCCAGATTAGTGATTTAGGAAGCTATGTTGCAAGTGGTTCATCCATTGATATGAACGGAACCGAATTAATAATGGATGCCGACGGCGATACATCATTCCATGCAAATACCGACGACGAGATTGATAT